AGTCGGATGCAATATTAACAGTAGTTCTATTAGAAAGACTACCAATAGAATTTTGCGTGGTAATATATCCCTGAGTTGCCACAAGGATATCAGTAGTAGTGCCGCCAGGATCATCGGCAAAAATATGGAAGTCGTTACCATTCTGGATTAGTCTTGTCTTACCGCCAGTATTTGACGACTCTAACGTAATCGTCGGAAGCGTCTGTGCTTTTACTCTAAGACAGTTGCTAGTATTAGAAGCACCGTCAATGTCAATCTTGAAACTAGGAGAGTAATTACCGACGCCAATAGAGCCGTAGCAGTCAATATCTCTGACATTTACATCGTCCGTGTTGAGGAGTTCAACAGCACCAGATCTTCCGTAGAAAGAAGAAACAGCACTGGTAGGTCCGACCAGGGACGAAGAGAAACCGATATGAGTGACTTCGATGACAGATCCAATAGCAGGAGCATCGTCAAGACGTAGTACTAGGTTTTGTTGAACCAGAGTATAAGCATCTTTATGCTGCACCAGACCATCAATGGTCACCAGAATCGCCTGAACATTTGGCGGTGCTTTGGACATCGTGAAGTCTTCTGAGACTCCATCAGCCGTGAATGTTTCGGAGAAAATCTCCGAACGATCCATATTATTGACGACTGAGTTCTGAACCTGACCGAAGAAAACATCACCTGTAGAAGGTGCTTCGGAAAAATAAATTCTATCTCCCTGAACCCAGAATGATCCAGGGGCGTTACTGGCACTAGCAGTGTTAGGTTGCTGCATAACACCGTTCAAAGAAACGGTGAGTTGCATAGACTGAGCAACAGTAACTAGTTCGTTGTTTGTAGTACGTAACTCAAAGTTGTTAGTAGATCCGTCGAACTGCGAAGAGATATCTTGGAGTTCTTTAATCTTAGATACGTACGCTTCGGGATTAAGTCCAAGATATGCCATTAGACGGACACCTCCATCACACTGGTAATGCAATCCAGAGATGAGGCTGTGTCACACTTAACTAGGATTTCATCTCCCAGTCCAACTTCGACTTTTGTAACAGAATCTCCGCTAGAGTGGGTAGTAGGAGTAGAGCTTGCTTGTGCTCTGTCCACATTCAACGTGGTATTGCCTGTACCAGTTGTAGCAGTGACCTGCATAATCTCATTATTGACTTTGATGTAATCGTTCTGAGCAAACTTCGGACCAGTATTATCACTGACCGTAATACTCACGATACTTGCAGATGTAATGTCAGCTGCCAAGGTATCGGTCACAGCAGGTGTGACTTCTCGATATGCATCTTCGTTAAATTCCAGGATAATCTTTTGACCCTGCATCACTTCAAATGCTGAGCCTGCTGGAATGGGGATATTCCTAACGATGAACACGTCATCTTTAGGATACTGAGGATCGATAGAGTATGCTGGATACCTATTGACCTTGACCTCGGCAATCACCGCAGTCTGTGTGGTATTGGAAAGGTTACACCCAATAATCACAGTTTGCTTCTCGGTTTGAGTGCCCTGAAGTTCAACTGCGTAAATGGAAGTGTGGGTAGTTCCTACGCCCGTTTTGGAAGTTGAGATAAATTTATTTGCCATTTTTTATTAACCGAGTGCGATAGCGAGTGCAGTAGCGTCAAGACCTGCTTCCACAGACACACCGACCTGGGCAGCAAGGGTATTCACCTCAGCTTGCAATTCGTTGATAGCGTTAACGAGGTTTGCTTTATTTTGTGTAGTGAGGTTCAGGAGGTTACCAATGGTAATATCCCGAATCTCGTTAATAGCGGCAACAATACTAGATTTAGAAGTAGTTGTTAAGTTTGAAAGAACACCAATAATGATGTCTTTCGTTTCATTCAATGCAGCAACTAAACTGGTGTGATCTGCAATGTTTGCAGATAAACTAGCCAAGTTACCGACATCACTATCTAGTTCATTGACTGCATCAACAATACTAGTGTTGGTAGCAGTCGTCAGTTGATCAAGATCTTTAATGATGTTGTCAACGATGTAGTTGATTGCCTCTACAACATTATCACGATCATTAGCGGGAATTTCTCCTGTAATGTTCGCGATAGGACCTAACTCAGTATCCAATTCAAGCAGACAATCAGTAATTGTCTGCGCCACAAGATTATTGGCGACAGCTTGAGCAACGATTTTGCCAGAAAAGTCGCCATTGTCAGAACCAATGTCGTTGATCTCCAGGCGCTGCTGCTCAAACGTATATGTTTTTGCTACGTTTCTGACAGTCATTCGAGATAGGTCAATCTAGTGTCTTGGATTATTTATATCAAGCTCTGACAAGTGATCTGTAGTACTTGATTGTATTCACAGCGTAAGTCGGAGTGAATACGATTTCAATGTTGGCACCATTGAACTGAGCAGTAATAGTACCCAGTGCACCTTGTGCCAAAGAACCAGAAGTCATAGTGGCATATTCTTCAATGAAGATGTCAGTGCCATCGTGCATAATCAGAACTTCTTTAGCCTGAACATATGCACCAGACTTGACTTGTACCACATATTTGCCACTGCTGTAATCAGCGTGAGCAAACGAATCAATCACAGCAGCGGCGATGGTTGCAGTAGTTGCAGAACCAGCATCTTGACCGTGAATGTCCTTAACCAGAATCAGAGAATCTGCTTGATCGTTGTAACGAATCTTTTCGTCACCACCAAGACAGAGACCCATCTGGTCGGAAGAGGGGCGGTAGAATCCATTGTCCTGGTCCAGGAAGAACGAAATGCCAGGGATAGATTCTGTACCATCACCAGCACCTGTGAAACCAGACAGGTTAGTCAGTCCGTTACCATCACCAACAAATGCAGTAGCACCAACAGTACCATTAACTTGCAGGATTTGAGCCAGTGCATTGTTCGGATCTTGTCCAATACCAATTTTATTATTGGTAGCGTCAAGTTTGAACAGAGCAACGTTAGAACCAACAGGTTCCATTGTCACTACAGCACCGTCGAAAGTAACAGAAGAAGAAACACCCGAAACGGTAACGTGTGTTGCTTCGAGATCAGAAAGAAGAGTGCCTGTAGCATAAGTCAGGTCACCACTGGTAATACCAGTGAAAGAACCAGTACCCAGAGCAAACTTGTCTTCAGATTCGTCGTAACCGATGAAAGCATTGTCACCAGTACCACGTTCGATAACAATACCAGCATCTCCAGAAGGAGTTCCTGTAACACCGTTACCAAGTTCAATCAGTTTGTCACCAATAACAGTGTTAGTGGTGGAGACTGTAGTTGTGGCACCCAAAACATTCAGGTTACCATTGATAACGACGTTGTTTGCAACTTCGAGATCTTCTGTTGGGTTGCCAACGCCAATACCAATCTTACCTTGACCAGTAATGACCAGGGCGTCGGTCAGAGCATTGAGGCTAGATCCAGTGGATCCACCAGCAGGAGAAGTTTTCAGTCTGATGAAACCACCAGATGCAGAACCTGTACTGGCACCACCAGCAATAACAATGTCTGAACCAGAGACGTCAGTTCCAGAAGCATCGTCTCTAGAGACCTTACCAGTAACGGAAAGGGCAGTTGCAACAGAAACAGCATTGAAGCTGAATGTTGCTGTAGTATCAACCTTGGGAGGAGTGACAGCACCATCTCTTAAAACGGTGGTGTCAATAGCCTCTAGACCTCCACTACTGCTCAACTTTGCAGTTGTGATGGAGTTGTCGGCAATTTTCAGGGTGGTGACTGCGCCATTTCTGATGGTGGAAGTCGTCACCGCCTGGGTGCCTACACCACTATCAAGTTTGGCGTCACTGACCAGTCCATCATTTAAACCAGTTCTCCTGACTCGTGTAAGCGCCATTGTTTAAACTTAGTTTCCTATGTGATTATTTATAGTTTGGAAATGAGTTCCTTTAATAGACCCTTGATTTCCGCAACCTCTTGTTTGAGGTGTTGGATCTCGGTGTCATTGTTGATGCTCTTATATGCTAATTCTTTTTGCTTTTTATAAGCTTCAAAAGAGCTCTTATCGTGATTGATAATAGCTCCCGTAGAGTCACGGTGGAAGTCACCGTGACCCTGTACATATTCATCAATATGATTCTTAGCCCACATTTCTGCGATAATTGGTAACATCAATAAGTTGCGATTGCTCTAATGTCTCTGATTCTCGGAGGCATAGCAGGATTGCGAGACTTCATCACAACCTTAATAGCGAAGGAGTTGAAGTCTTTTAATCCACCAACAGTGAAGGAGTATTCCTTAAAGTCGGCTTCGGATTCTGTAGTCGGTGAAGAGTTAGTTCCTGTAGAAGGTGCTACATCTTCATCTGGGTTACCATCTTCATTGAAGTAACTCCAGTTAATCTCATTAAAGAAGATTTGTTGTGAAGCACGCTTCGTCTTAAACATAACAGTCACGTCGTCGATTTCCTGCAGAGCCGCAGTCATCTTGACAGTAATGCCATTACCAGGATTCTCAAGAGTAATTTCTTTAGTCACATAATTTGCAACGTTAGAAGAGTTCTTAAGTCTCTCAGGTGTAAAGAGGTATCCAGCAGAGTCATAAACATTCTTGATTTCCATAGGAACATTGAATGTTTCATTGACAACATCAAAACCATTGTCATACTGGAGGGTGCCCGTATTGACAGCGCCAACCAGATCACCCTTCACGAAAGAAGCATCGTTAGAGGTGAAGATGAGGCGATAGTTTTCTTGGTTCCAGCGAGTAACTGAACCAGTCTTAGTATTGTCTTGCTTGGCAATACCCTCAGCAGGATCAATATCGAACTGTGCTAAAGCCATATTTCCAGTGAGCTTAAGTGGCAGGGTGAAACCTGCAGCAGCACCAGAAGAAGGATTGGTAGTAACACCATCAAAGTTCCATTCCTGGTTGTAACTAGAAGAACCACTAAACACAGGCTCTTCACCCAAGAGGAAACCATCACCTTCGATGATTCTCACATACATCTCACCAGGAGAAGATGCATCCCAGTAAGACAGAACACCTTTAGTACCAGATGTCTTACCAGTGATAATCTGACCCATACCGTCAGTAGTTTGGAAAGACTGAGCAGAACCCAGGGTCGCAGGAGTGCCAGCACTGTCGCTGAATCTCAGAATGACAGTCTTATAGAACTCAACCTGCTGAACTTTCTTACCATATCTTTCTTCATTACCAGTAGGAGCCTCTACTCTATTAGTAGTCAAGACTGCCTTAGGATTCTTGAGACTAATGATGGGAGAAAGATTGGGGTTAGTTGTCTTCAGGGTAGCAGCAAGTTTCAGAGACTTCTGATTGCCCATTCTTTGAGCAAACAGTTTTTCATTCAGTTTACTGGCAACAACACGTTGAGTTGGGAAGAAGAATTCCTTATTAGGAATAACTCTCAGAGGATCTGCTGCTGTGTAGTCAGTCACATTCTCTCTGGAATCAATAGGCTTGATCAGAGCAGTGGTAACGTCAGTCTCAAGTGTAGTCTCAGGATAATCAATTGTGTCAATCTTAAAGAGTGCCTTTTCGTACTTGACTTGTCCAAGAGCCCTACCAGCATATCCACCACCGATGGCAGAACCACCAGCAACAGTTGCCATACCAACTGTGTAGAAGTCGATACCAGCATCAATCACAGGCAGGATTTGATTGTTCAGTGAAGCAGTAGAATAACCACCGACACTGGTGACATCCTTCATTGCCACAAATGAACCTTTGCTCAAACCGTGGTTCTTATGGTTGATCTTGATAATCTTTTGGTTTGCACCGAAGAGTTGACTGGTTGTAGTACCGCTACCAGCAGTGCTAGTCTCAACAGGATTAGACTGAAGGTTCTCATAACCCATATCACCATTGACCAGTTCGAGGACACCAGACTTAGTGGTATCGAACTGAGCACGATGCATATCGAATTTCAGATCTTCGTATTGGTTCGCGGTCCAAAGATTGCTATTCTGGCTCTTAAACAGTGAACCAAGAAGAGGCTGAGTAGTAACTGTAGAGTTACTGTTAATCTCAGTTTCGCCAAGGCGAGAGATGAACGTCTGGTACTGAGTGCTATTTGTCTCGACGACAAGAGCGTATTCACGGTCATTTTCTAAGTAAACAGGATATTGGAAAACAAACTTAGTAGGAACAAGTGCTTTTGCATCTGTAGCAACACCCATTCTTACAGCAGGCTTATTATACTTGACAACAGCAGTAGCATTAGCAAGTTCT